AATGTTTAATAGTTGAGTTGTTTTAGATTGGAATTTACTTTACATTATATTTTTCCTTTTTCTTCTTACGAGTTTTTCAAACTCATTTTCTTATTAAATTCAAATAAAATTATAATAAAACCCTTTAAAAAGTATAAAATATAAAAACCCTAAAAATGATCAGTTAAAATGATCCGTGATTAAGAATCGACACTGGGAAAGACTATTTTATGTCTGTTTTTCTGATTAAGTATCAATATTAATGCTTTGTGTCACTCGATTTTGTGGAATAGTCATAAATTTAAATAATCTTGTCCTATTAGTGTGCCGAGGCTAGATCTAGTACTCAAGCTCTTATTTAATGCCATGACCTAGTACCTTTTTGAAATACATAGATTAATATTGTCCTTTTTCGTGTGGCAATAAACCGACAGTTTTGGTATCCTATATAATACCCCCATCTGATAAGCATTAACAATTCTATTGTTTTCTTGGTTATCAGCGTGTTGAGCACTTTAATGTGCAGACCCTGACGGTGTGGGAGAACACTACTTGCGTGTAAGTACGCACATGTCCGTAAGCTTAGGCTAGAGACGGTACAACCCCAAAAATTTTTCTTAAGTGGTTACAATAATTAAATACATATCGATAAAAGCGCATATGAGTTCAAATATTACAAAAACAGTTCCCCTTTTTACTGGGCCAACTCTTAATGAGATTATTTTGAATGAATCTAACGTGAAATCTACTAAAGCAAGATCTAAGGCCGTTGTTGGCTGTGTTGAGCCTAATAACCGTACTTATACTCTTGACATTAAATCAATTTCATCTTTTACAAAGTTAACTGAATTTAGAGTTATCATGGATATTTTACATGAGTCTTTGAAACAGTTACACATCGACTTGGGATTTTCTACTAAGGGAGTAGAATATACTAAGAAAATTCATCAAAATCCTTTGGGTAGCAGAACAATCGTTTATATCAATTATGATAATGATAGAGATATACGATTAACTAAACCCGTTGGTATTACCACCATCACAATTCCAAACTCGATGGCTAATTCACCATGGAGAGTCTCTAGTTTCATATCTAGAGTTTATAATGTTAAAGGCAAAATTTATTTTAAACATACCTTTACATTTAATCCATGTGAAAAAGCCATACGAGAATCCACACTCAATAATAACAATATGGATAAATTAAATCTGTTAAAAGAAATAACCAATATGAGCGAGATTAATCCTCAATCATTATTTGGTTTTAGCAGTGATTTTCCAGATATAGGACCTATATCCAATTTATGTAAAGAAATGGAGAATAGTCTTCCTGAAATTAAAGATTCAGCCCGTGTTCTTAATAAGTTTGTTAAATCTATATCTAATAATATAGATGATGAGACCACTAATGCTAGTGCATTTTCATTTCAGAAATTAATGGGTATACCAGAAAATTCTATTATGAATACTAGTTTTCTAGACATGGCTTCAACCATATTCCTGCTTAGCTCCACAGCCCATCTTGTAGTTGGGGCTACGTCAGGTAGAATTAAAGTCTTTGGTTTGGCCGTTGTGCTATATATTGGTGTCCATAAGCAAGATTTTACTAAACTCATAGTTCATTGTATTGATTGGATTAAGCAAGCTGGAGCAGAACTCACTAAACCACAAAGCGGTTCATCAAGTGAGAATCTGCTGTGTGCAGAACAAACATATAATCGAATTTGTAATTTCTTAGCTCTTGGTTTTTCAAACATCTTTAGAACTCCTAAAGGCTTTGTTAAAGATTTTGTTTACTATGTTTCTACATTTCCAAGATTTACGGTTGGTATAACATCTATTTTTACATGGATTTCAGACATCTTTGTAGGATTTTTATCCTGGTCTAAACTCGTTGATTATGTGCCTAGTTGTTACAGGTACATGTTCGAGAATAATGATGAAGTTTTGAAATTAGCTAAACTGACGGATGATATACATAATCAGTGCATAGCCAATACTTTTGCATTTTCAAGTGAAAATCAACTTAAAGTTACAGAATTGTTAAAGCAGATGAAAGGTCTTAAAGCGACCATGTCAAATTTAAGTCCTGGGAAGTTATCTACTTTAAATTTTGAGATATCCTATCTGACCAAATTATCAGAGAGACTTGGAAATGCAGGAATAGATGCTAATGGATGTAGACCAGAACCTTCCGTCTTATTAATGGGAGGCAATCCTGGACAATTCAAATCCCAGTTTATTGATTATTTTCTAGCAGCTATTGGTAATGCTGTCCTGGATAGTGATGAATTAGAATTGTTCAAAACTAATAAGGGAGCTATTGTACACAATATGACGCCTGAAAATGGTTATTGGGATGGATATACTCCAAAGCATAAATTTTGCGTTGCTGATGACTTTGGCCAAACTCGAGATGTTGCTGGAAACCCAGACAATGAATATATGAAAGCTATAAGAGCTATTAATGAAATTCCTTATAATTTACATGTTGCTGAACTTGAAAATAAAGGTAGAACATATTTTAATAGTCACTATATTATAGCTACTACAAATCAGAATCATTTTTCTCCCAATAGTATATATTCTAGTGACGCCCTCATTCGTAGAATGCACACTAGTGTTTGGGTAGAATTAACAGATGAGTATAGTATAATCGAGAATGATCATGGTATCATCACTAGGAAATTGGACATTTCTAAATTACCAATTGATGCTCATGGCCGTACTATAATTCCTACTAATGCTGTCACATTTAAGGTTTGGGAGCCTAGTTCAACACCCGAACAACGTTTCGGTGAGACATTGACTTTTGATGAGGTTGTTCAGCGTGTTATCGCCGTTAGGCATAAACACGTTGAAAATTTCCAATCAAAAATTGGAATGTTGCATAATATTGGGTCAATTTATCGTGATCATAATGAACCAACAGCTGATCGCACTAAACTTTTAGATGCTCTTCATGACAATTATCCAGAAGTTGATATCGATATGAAGTACTTAGATGAGTTGGATCAAATTGCTCCAGGTGCTGAAGACTATGGAGAAATTAAGTATACAACTGATATTCCCGAAATAGTAATCAAAACAGAGGAGGTAGTTAAAGAGCGTGATCATGAGAGATATCAGGATGTTATGTTGAGTTTAGCCACATTTTATCGATTTTCTAAGGGAGGTATTATACATGTCTCATCCTTATTTTCAATAATGTTGCAAAGATTTAAGAGGAAATTTTTACATTCTTTCTATTGTCCTAGCGATCAAGTTGAGAAATACTTCCTTGCGTTTCATACTTTTATACACAGCTATGATTTTCCACAGCCTTCTCCTACATGGATATATATTAAAACCAAGTTTAGGGATTTTTCCCTATCAAAGACAGATATGCTATCTGAAGTTTTGGAAATGGAATCAAGCATATGCAATCTTATGCAGGTTTCTATTCCTTGATTAGTGGCATATTGGTTTTAGGAGGCTTTGGCGTTAGACAATTAGTAAGTCAAAACGCCAATTGTATTCCTTGTGATATGGAAGCGTGTTATTCTCACATGCAAGATAATTACATGGAGAAAGATGATTCTGGTGGATGGACAGTTAATAAGTTTTTCAAATTTTCTGATCACGATAAATGTGGTTATTCTTTAAAGACTCTTAAGCACAATACCGATCAGGTATTAAGCCTTGATGATTGGGAAAGTATGTTTAAAAAGGTTGATATGGAAATTAAACCACAATATAAGCTTAAGAAAAAGTCTAATGCTGCTAAGGTTACAAATCTAACAAGATTAGAAAAAGCTAATCCTCAAGCAGGAGAAGATAAAAATGGAGATGAAGTTATGTCTAGCGTCTTATCCAATAATAGTTATAGGATATCATGGATTCCTCATAAATGTGAGGAAGTTCCAACTAATTTAACTATTGATAATACCAATCTCTTGGGAACCCTAACGTTTTTGAGAGATAGGTTGGCTATAATACCTAGACATTTTGTCAATATACTTACAGCTTATGTTGAGGATGAGTCTACAGAAGTCGATCTTGAGTCTGCAGTTATCCTGCACAAAAATACACGTGATGGATTTCGGTTTTATAGGAAGTTTACTTTCGCCAAAATTCTTCGTAGCGAAATGTTATTCTGTAATGAATATATGGAAGCTAGAGATTTGGTCTGTATTCTGTTTGATAAGACTCAAGTCCAGTTGCACCGAGATATAACTCATTATTTACCTACTCGTAAAGAGAGTTTCGAAGCGACCAATTTCACTGGTGTTTTGAGAGGCTTTTCTGTAATGGGTCTTACTAGCAGGATAACGCATGTTATGGGATGCGATGATATACAAATCAATTATGATACTATTGAAGGTAACGATTCATTCACCTTAGAAACTCCCTTCCATTATAGGGCTGGTACAGAGGCTGGAGATTGTGGATCATTACTCTTTAAAGTTGATGCTAGCTGTAGGAAAAAGTTTTATGGCATACATGTAGCTGGAAAGAGCTTAATGCGAAATGGTTATTCAGCTAGATTGTGTTTAGAAGATATTGATGAAATCTGTGAACACATTGGTGATTTATGCGTTGATAAAACTATTGAATTTCAAGCATGTATACCTGATAAAGATTTACCTTCTATATTTTCGCAACTTTGTGATGTTGATATAGACAAATCTATGAATTATCCCAATAAAACTCAGATTGTGCCTAGTGTATTGCATGGTCAATGGCCTATGCTCAATTTATCTCCTACTAATTTATCCCGTGAGGCATATCGTCTTGCAATATCAAAATATTGTAGACCACCAATTCATATAGATGATACCCTCTTTTTGGCTATTTCCAAGGCCACCTTTAATTACATTGTCACCCGCTCCGTTAAGTATGATGCAATTAAAAGGTTATTGACTTGGGAAGAAACTATAAATGGCATAAGGGATGAACCCAACTTTGGGCCAGTAGATAGATCTACTAGTCCTGGTTATCCTTTCATTTTTGAAAAAGAAGGTTTTACTGGTAAACTTAAATGGTTAGGTAATTCTCAAGATCCTTTACCCATTCATGGTCAACATCTCTTAGAGAGATGTAAAATTATGGAAAATACTCTTAAAAATAGAGAAAGATGTCTCGTTATTTATACAGATAATCTTAAAGACGAAAAACGACCCATAGAGAAAGTTCTTTTAAAGAAGACTAGATTATTTTCAGGTTGTCCTTTGGATTACTTGTTATTAGTCCGGAAATATTTTGGAATGTTTTCTTTATGGACCATTAAAAATAATATTGATAATGGTATTGCCGTTGGTATTAATCCTTACAAAGAATGGCATTCCCTTACTATGAGTTTACTTAAACATTCTCGACCACAAGAGGAAGGTTTCTTGGCTGGTGACTTTTCCGGTTTTGATTGTGCTGGTAAACAACATTTGTATTGGCATATTTTAGATAGAATTAACGATTGGTATGATGACTCTGATGAGAACAAAACCATACGATATATGTTGTGGGTTGAGTTAGTTCAATCTAGACATATCCATAAAAATCACGTTTATGAATGGGCCAATTCTTTACCTAGTGGACACCCACTAACAGTTTTAGTTAATTCTATATATAATCTAATGGCTTTTAGGTATTGCTGGGTTAAATCAAATAAAAATGATTTGTCTTCTTTACCAAGTTTTGATAATCATGTTTATCTCATCACTTTTGGTGATGATGTGAATGGTAGTATATCGAAACATTTTCGACATTCTTTTAATGATGTAGTTGTTCAGGATTATATGAGAGATTTAGATCTTACATATACTTCTGATAGTAAGGCACAGTTCATCACCCCGTTGAGAAAATTAAGTGATATATCTTTTCTCAAAAGATATTACACTATAAATAAAATTGACGGCCAATATATAGGATCGTTGGAAAAAGATGTTATATTCACAACTCCTGGTTGGACTAGGAAAAAGAATTCTGACATTATTACCATCGATAATTATAAATTTTCACTGCGTGAAGCAGCAATATGGGGTAAGGACTTCTTTGATGAATTCATCAAAGTTACTTTACCTGTCTTCCGGAATAACTTCCCTGGTGTTCCGGTTGACACAAGTTATCTTTCAAATATTAGTTTAGTCTCCGAATTGGAGTACTATTACTAATATTATATTATTTATTGTAACCTGTATATAGAAATAATTTATTTTATTAAAAACAAAAACAAAACACTAAATTTATGATGAACGAAACAAACGA